TCCAAAAAAGCCATCATCAACTGTAACTGCTACTTTGTGTCTTTGCCATTGGAAAGAATGCCGAATGTTAAGCCAGGGAGAAATAACAAGACTTCAGACGTTTCCAGAAGATTACAACTTTTTGAAATCGGATCCTGCTTATGTCATGGGTATGAGTGTCCCACCATTTATGACAAAGCGAGTGGCGCAAACTATTGCCAACCAATGGCTTTTAAAAAAATGAAAATGCTCTTCAAATCTATAAAGGTTTTGCGCCATGAATGAGACAAAAAACAAGGGTGGCAGACCACGCGCTGAAATTAACTTGGATCAAGTCAGGACTTTAGCGGGATTAAGCTGTACGGAACCCGAAATTGCTTCGGTCTTAGGAATCAATTACGCCACTTGGAAACGACACAAGAAACAAGACCCCGAAATAGCGGAAGCAGTAGAACAAGGCAAGCAATCAGGCAACGCTTCACTTCGACGGATGCAGTGGAAAACCGCAGAAGAAGGCAACGCAACGATGCAAATCTGGCTCGGTAAAAACCGACTCGGACAGAGCGATAAACAACAGATTGAACAACACCAGATCGAACGATTGGTAATCACACGCGATGAAGGAACGGAAACACATTCTGACGCAGAAGCAATGGGAAGTTCATCAGAGTCGAGCGAGGTTTCGGGTATTGGTAGCGGGTCGGCGGTTCGGAAAGACCTATCTCGCCCTCACTGAATTACTAAATGCTTGCGCGAATGACAATCAAACAGCTTGGTACGTTGCCCCGACATATCGTCAGGCAAAACAAATCGCGTGGAAGGAGCTTAAACAAATGACTCCCGCAAGCGTTATCGCTCATTCAAACGAATCTGATCTGAGCTTGGAGTTAATTAATGGATCGACCGCCGCACTTAGGGGCGCAGATAACTATGACAGTTTACGCGGTGTTGGTCTTAATTTCCTGGTCATGGACGAATACGCTGACATGCATCCCGATGCGTGGTCAGAAGTCCTTCGGCCAATGTTGGCAGATCGGCGAGGTCACGCGCTATGGATCGGAACGCCCAAAGGGTACAACCACTTTTACGATCTTTACCGCTATGCGGAATCAACGGATGGATGGGAGGCTTGGCAATTTACAACGGCTGACGGACTCCGCGTGTCATCCGATGAAATCGAAGTCGCGCTGCGTGACATGGGCGAACGCGAATTTAAACAGGAGTTTCTTGCGACCTTCGAGGCATTAGCGGGTAGGGTCTATTCAAACTTTGATAGTGCCGAAAGCGTTGCAGATGTTTCTGATAATGGCGGTTCGTTACTGGTCGGGATGGATTTCAACGTCGACCCGATGACCGCAGTTATATCTGTTCGCGTTGCTGATCAGCTTCATGTGATTGATGAAATCCTAATGAAAGATAGCAACACCGAGCTGATGACCGAAGAATTAAAAGAGCGTTATTCGCACAGACCTATCATTGTTTATCCTGACCCATCTGGACGCGCTCGTAAGACTTCCGCGCCGGTTGGTCGTACTGACTTTGCGATACTTGGAAACGCCGGTTTTGAAGTCCGCGCACCTCGTAATGCACACCCAGTCATTGATAGAATCAACACTGTTCAAGCGGCATTAAAAACAGCCGATAACAAACGCAGATTATTTATTCATCCTCGCTGTAAAAACGTGATCCGATCTTTGGATGGACTGACGTACATAGACGGATCGCACCAACCTGACAAGTCAAGCGGGTTGGATCATATCGCAGACGCAATTGGCTATCTCGTGATGGGAGAGCTTCCGTTGCGCCGAAACATAGAACTAAGACGACCTCAACGGTGGAGTTAAAATGTCAAACGAACATATCTCTCAAACCGGTGCTAACTACGATCATTATTCAATGCGATGGGAATTCCTGTTGCGATCTTATATCGGTGGAGACGATTATAGAAAGGGTGAATATTTAACGAAATACAAGCTTGAGTCGGAGCAAGATTATGAAGAACGGTTAAACCAAACACCGCTCGATAATCAGGCAAAAAACGTAGTTCATATTTATTCGTCATTCCTTTGGCGTGATAACCCGACACGCGATTTCGGTTCGATTGAATCTGATCCCGCGTTGCAACCGTTTTTAATGGACGCCGACCACGATGGCAGATCGTTTAACGCAATCATGCGGGAGGCAACTATCTGGTCGAGTGTTTACGGTCACTGTTGGTTGCTGTTAGATAAGCCAAGCATTGAAGCGGCAACCCGAGCTGAAGAACTCGCTGCTGATATTCGCCCTTATCTAACTTTGATTACTCCCGAGAATGTTTTCGATTGGGCATACGAACGCAATCCGTCTGGTGCGTATCACCTTTCATATCTCAAGGTTCGTGAATCAGGTGATCGCAAGATTTTTAAAACAGAAACGAAAAGGCGGTTCCGCGTATGGACACCCGAAACCATTGAGCTATGGGAAGCGGAAAGCGAAAAGGAACCAAAATTACTCGAGCGAATGGATAACCCGCTTGGCGTGATTCCCGCCGTTTGTGTTTACGCGCAACGATCTTCTGTTCGCGGTGTAGGTAACTCGGACATTTCAGACGTTGCCGATATTCAACGAGCGATCTACAACGAGCTGTCAGAAATCGAACAGTTGATTCGTATCGCTAACCATCCGAGTCTTGCCAAGACAGATTCAACCGAAGCAAGCGCGGGTGCGGGTTCCGTTATTCAAATGCCAGACGATCTTGACCCAGGACTGAAGCCGTACTTGCTACAACCGAACAGCAGTAACCTTGATGGCATACGCGCAAGCATTGAAGATAAGGTCAAAGCGGTTGACCGTGTTACGCATCTTGGCGCAGTCCGAGCTACCGAGAAAGCGGCAAAGAGTGGCGTTGCGTTACAGACCGAATTCCAAATGCTGAATTCAAAGCTTTCGGAAAAGGCTGACTTGCTTGAACTTGCTGAAGAACAACTCTGGGCATTCTGGTGTGCTTGGCAGAATAGAGAATGGGATGGCGTTATTGATTACGCGGACTCGTTCGACCTTCGCGACTATCAAGCTGACCTAGAGTTTCTACAGATGGCAAGGGCAAGCGGGTTACAGAGCGGAACATTCTTGCGATCAATAGATAAACAGATTGCCGCCTTGGTTGTAGACGATGACGAGCTTCAGCAAGCGTATGGCGAGATAGAACAGCAACGCATTGTTGGTCAGTTTAATACGGAGGCTGAGATTGCCTAACGCCGCGCAAGTTGACCGTCTTGCTCAAGCACATGATCGCCTGATTGACGGATTAGATAAACAGCACAGCACTAATCTTGAATCGGTACTTGAAGAACTAGAGCGACAGCTTGAAAACATTGTCGGCAATAAACCGTTATCACCGCAAGAAGCTATCAAGAAACGAGCGGCGATTGAAGCGGCGATTCGGGGCGTGTTTTTAACGTGGGCGCATGACAGCGTTGACGAGTATGAAGTACCGGCGCGGAATGTCGTTTCATTGTTACAGAAGCTCGGAGCGAAGGAAGGTTGGACACCGCAAGACGCTGAAACCGTTAATCAGTTAAAGCGGGTCGCCTTCTCAGGTTATGAGGACATTGCGCAAAGGTACGTCGAAGTGCTTTCTAACGGTCTTTATATGAACTCGCTTACTGGTCGCCCGATGTCAGATACGGTGCGGGAAATGAAACAAGCCATTAACGGTGTTTATGCGCGTTCTGATTCTGAAGAAGCGCAACGGCTCGTTGACTTCATCCGTGAAAACCGAGACAACCCTGATTATGCCGCGCAAGTTGATGAAGCTATCGGAAGGTTGCACACCGAGTTCGCTAGAGATGCCGCCGGTAACAATCTCCGCAAGTATGCGTTTCAGCAAGCTCACGATGCTATTCGTCAATTCAACGGATCGTTTACTGCCGCGCAAGCTGAAGAAGCGGGACTGAATCATTTCAAATATAACGGCGACATTATCTCTACGACTCGACCTTTTTGTAAAAAGCATTTAGGAAAGGTTTACAGCAAAGAAGAAGCCGAAGAGATATGGGCGAATGAAACATGGGCGGGTAAATCAGCGGGTTCACCATTTATAGTTCGTGGTGGATACAACTGCCGTCATAACTGGACACCCACAAAACCGGAATGGGTGACGTAGACCCGAAAGGGGAAATCAAGCAACGAAACTGGGTAGCGAAACATGGCAGAAGATTCAATAGAGCAACAAGACATCGTGATAGAACCAAGTACCACCGAAAGCAAAAGCACAGAAGCCGAGAAGATGTTCACGCAAGCGGAGATGGACGCGATAGTGAAAAAGCGTTTGGACAAACGGAACCGTGAATTCGAACGCAAATATGACGGCGTTGATCCCGAAGAATATCGGGCGATGAAGTCAGCGCAAGAAGCTGAAGAGATGGAAAGGCAAAAAGAACGCGGTGACTTTGAAAACGTAATGAAGCAGACCGTTGAGAAGTGGGAATCAAAAACGAACGCACTCCAAGACGAGCTTCGGAAAGTCAAAGTGGATGGTTCGCTACTGTCGGCGGCAAGTCGCGGTAAAGCTATTAACGCCGAACAGGTTGCTAACCTTCTGCGACCTCATGTCCGCATGACTGAGGACGGATCAGTTGAGGTGGTAGATACTAACGGCTCGGCAAGATACGATGACCACGGCGCACCGCTAACGCCTGACACGCTCGTTGATGAGTTTCTATCTAGTAACCCCCACTTCGTTGCCGCAACGCCGTCAGGCACTGGCTCAACGTCCTCTATAGGTGGCGGTCTGGATAAGAAAGGCGTAATGGATATGTCGCACGAGGAGTATCGGGAATGGCGTAAAACCCACCGCAATCAATCCAAGAGCTATATCAAAATGGCATAAAAAAACCCCCCTTGCAGGGGGGCGTGGTATCATCCACTCACAATTTAGCGATTGTCCATCTTAGATGGGAAGGGGTAAGGGTCTATGACTTTTGCCCCTTTTTTTTGTTGGGTTGACCTCCCAATTTCGATAGCTAAAATTCGTTAAATCAGACCGCGCTGACTCGCGGGTTTGTCAGACCGACTGACACTAATTAATCGGGGTGGTTGTCACCGTGGACGACCTTTGCAATCACGGGTTTCATTAACCGTAATTGCATGGAGTCTTTTTAATGGCAAGCACCACAACGTCAACCCTCGACGATCTTTTTGTAAACATCGTCCGCGAGGCAATATTCACAGCGCAAGAGTCATCGCTCGTCCGCAACCTAGTCACCACTTACGATCTGTCTGGTGATGACGGTAAAACTATTCAAGTTCCTATCTATCCCGAAGTCACTGCCGCGGCTTTGACTGAAGGCTCGGATATGAGTTCCACCGCTGTATCCACCAC